ACTAAGTCAAAACAGATAAGTTCAAAATCATCTTGTACTTCGTTTTGTTCACCTTTTTTAGCTAAAGAACCAATACCTCTTGACGATACCCCCATTGTAACACCTTGTCTCATAAGGTTTGCAGCAACGTCACCAGGTGACGATACAATACCTCTTTCGTGAAAACCGGGTGTTGTAAGTAATTTAATCTTACCCATAAGAATATTACCCTCCCACCATACATCGGTAATAAGGTGAGACACTCTCTCCAAATCAATTAGTGATGATTCAGGATGATTTAACTCAGATATTGAAAGACCTTTATTAATTGCTTTCTTATATTTTTCAACCTCTCTCTTTAATATCCTTTCGGGATAAACTCTACCATTTCTGTTTGGTACTCCATATTTTTGAAGTGTTGCGTAAAATTCAAAAGGCTTTGAGTGTTCTATCTGACCATAAGATTCTTTTATTACTTCAGCATTTCTAAATTCGCTAGGTGATACTGTTCCCGCATCCCATTCAACCAATATACCATTTCCTAAATCGTTTGGACCTAATACTCTCATTGTATTTTTTTATAATAAATACTATGGAATATCAAATGTTTTTTGATTTTGATTTAGATAGTTGAAAATATTCTGACCTTAGAAGTTCATCTTGATATACTGACTTAGCAATTTTTTTAATTTTTTCTTTCAATATTTGTGATTTAAATTCGAGCGAATCTTTTAAAAAAAGTGTGATTTCCAAGCTCATAAAACTTTTTTTATTTAATTGTATCCCACTTGAGCGTAGGTCCAAATCAACTATAGAATTTTTTTCAAACACATCTTGGTCTATAACCTCTAACAAATTATGTTTAATTTGTCTATTTAAATTTCCCGTTACTCTGTCCCAATTTTCTACTTCTTTCATTGGTTCAACCCAAGATTGTATGTTTATGTAAAGTGATTTAAAATTTATTGAATCTACCGTTCCGTACACACATTTCGCATTATCAAAAATTGATAATTTCGATGTTTTTCCTTTTTTCATTTATTGTTTCATCTAAGAAGTTTTATTGTTTGATATATTATAATCAAAAAAAAAGTATTTGTCAAAAACTTCCCAAGTTCAATTATATTTATTAAAATAGTATTATGATAGTAATAGAAGTACAAAAAGGGGAGGGTATCGAAAAAGCATTAAAACGATACAAGTACAAGGTCATTAAGACCAAACAGATTGATATGTTACGTGAAAGACAGGAATTTGTCAAAAAATCGGTAACAAAAAGAATGAAAAAACAAAAGGCCAAATACAAACAATATTTACAACACATGGAAACAAAATAAAAAAGTCCGACTCAGTCGGACTTTTTCTTTATAACCCTTGTTCTAATTGTTTAAGTTTATATAACGAAATTAAATCAGATTCACTTTCTTGTATTTTTTGAATTGTATTACCAATCTTTTCTTTTAACTCAGAATCATCTGACTCTGCGATTTTATCTGACAATTTTAATATAACGTTTTCTTTAACTGATTTTATTTCTTCTGAAATTTGTTTTTTATTCAAGGATAATAAAGATTTTAACTCTTTTTTATCTTCTTCAGAAATATTTGAATATTCTTTATTGAATGTATTTGTAACAATTTTCAACATAGATGAAAGTGGAATGTTTACACTTTCTTGAACTTTTTCTTTTTTTGTTGAAAGTAAAAGATTTTTAATTTGTGTTTTTGTCTCTAATATTCTTTCGAGATTTGTAATCTTATTTTCATAAACTACAAAATCAATGTCGGAGTATTCGTTTTCAACATCACCTTCTAAATTTGTTTTTACCCACTTATATAGTTCATCAATTTTTTTCTGATTAGAAGAAATTAAATCAGATAATCTTTCGAACGATTCATTAACGTATTCACCGGCAATATCTTTGTTGATACCTTTTTGTGCTGATAAATCATTATAGATAAAGTACATCTCAGAGATGGCTTTGTTGGACAAGAAGTTTTTTTTGAACTCTTTCATAACGGTTTTAAAATTTTCTTTACCGTATGATTGAACCATTAGATGGTCTAAATTTGATTTAAATTGTCCGAACTTATTCATAATATTTTTATTAATAAATATTACTTATTCAGTAACTCATTAAGCTTATCTTCAATTTTACCCAAAGATTTTCTTCCTTTAGACAAATCTAGTACGTCTTGACCTCTCAAAATGTCATCCTCAATTAAAAGATTCATATCTTTATCTTTGATTGATTCGGGTGTGACTTCAGCGTCACCACCGCCCGCTGCTGGTGCCTCAGGTGTTTCAGGAGCTCCTGTATCTAAAGATGCTGGCTCACCAAATCCACCTAAATCACCGATAGCCGGCTCTGTTGTTTCACCTGCAGGTTCTTCACCTGGCGCTGGTTGTGTTCCTTTATTACCGTATAACTTATCCAAGTTATCAAATATACCTGTCTTAGTTATCACTTGAGGCGTTTGTTCAAGTTCGGCAGCTACAGCCTTCTCAATTCTTTGTTGTTGAATGTCAAGTTTAATTTCTTCATCTGAGAAACCAAGAATATGTTTTTTAGCCCATGAAGATGAAACTGCCTGTATACCATTACCAGGGTCACCAACAGCGTCTTTGTAAAGAAGAATTTTTTCTTTCCAAGTTTCTAATTTTAATAAATCGGCCTGTGACGATGGGTTTGTTAATCCTAAAACAAAGTTGTTTAACTCATCTTCAAATCCAAGAACGTATAAGTGAATTACCGCAATTTTATTTAATTCTTGAATCATAGATTTTTGGATTCTATTAATAGTACGGGCAAATCGAATATCTTGTAAAGATAGATTTTTACCATCACCTACAACATCTTCAAATCCAAGAAACGCCTTAGGTACTCTAAGTGCCGTTAATAATTTCTTTTGGATATATTCAATATCCGCAATCTCTGAAAGATTTTGAGCTCCAGGTAACGTATCGATAGGATTTGGAGCATTAGGGTCACGAACAGGAATAAAGAAATCTTGGTCGACGGCCATTTGGTTGAATCTTAAATCCACGTTTCCTGTTTGTGGGTCAGCAATTTGGTCTCTTTTGAACTTGTTAGCAACACGTTGTACATACGGTTCAACATCCTTGTCATCCATGTTTCCAACAAAAACTTTGAACACACGTCTTTCAGGTGCTCTTGAAGTTCTGTAAACTAACATCGCATCTTCTGACAAAATTAACTGTTTCCAAATACGACGGGCTTTTTCCAACATCGAGGTACCGTAAGGTAACTTTCTATCATCACCCAACAATCTAAAGTGAGCAATTTCCCAAGTATTAAATTCTAAATCTTTTTCATTCCAAATAAATTTCAAAGCATCTGTAGTGGCATCTGTTTGATATTTTCCTGCGGAAATTTTCATCCCCCTTTCAATTCTTTCGAGTTGAATGTTTGGTAATTGTTGTGTACCCATAACCCCTTTTTCAGGGTCAAGTTTCAAATAGACAAAATTGTCTCCATACTTGCAAGTATTTCTTGTCCACATAGGTAGATTAGTATTGATATCCAATCTGTTATTGAACAAGTCTGCAAGAATTGATTTAATTCGTTTACTCTCAGAGTATATCTGTAATATAAATCCATCTTCATTTACTGTTGTTGATTCTTCGGCATATATATCAAGAGCGGCAGAAATTTCAGGAGTATATTCCATACTCTCATAGTCATAATATGCTGCCAATCTTGTTGGTTGATAATAAACGGCTTGAGTATATAAATTACTTTCAACTTTGGTCCATTGTTGACCCAAATACATTGACTGTTGAGCTTGTAATTTTTCTCTTTCGTATTCTTGTTTGTCGGTAGTTTTAAGTAATTCTTTTTTATCAAACTTATAGACAGGTGCTTGCTGGTCCAAAGTTGAATCGGGACCAAACACTTTCCCAAGTCTTTGCCAAATCGTTAAGTTATTATCTGCCATTATATGTTTTCAATTAAAAATAGGTTCATTTTCAAATAAAGAAATAAATTTATTTACCGAATAACCATAAATACTTCTGATAATCACTTTGTGTGGGTTGACCAAATTTTTGATTGTCCCTTCCGTAGTTCCCCATTGATATTCCCGGATTGAAGTCTTTCATCGAACCTTTTACCGGTGTTTCGTTTACCGTCCAACTTTCAACCATGGCTTTTGTTACTTCCGTTACCTTTTCCAATTGTGAAAATGAAGTCTCACCAACATAGATTGCCATCGCACAAGACATAATAAGGTCATCATGTTGTCCCTTAAGGTGGTCAGGTCTACCATTTACGTAAACAAAAGTGTTTAATTCATTTAACAAACGACTTGACCTAATGTGAAATCCATGTCTTAATGCTTCTTCAAACGCGGCAATAATCTGAACTCTTTTTGAGTTAAAGTTTATTCCTGGAATTTTTTCCATTGCCTTTGGGTCGTATTTCCACTTATCGGCAACGTTTACACCATCAATGTATAAATTTTTATAACCAAGTTCTTGTAATTTTCTTGACGTGGATACACCCATACCTCCCGTTATATCAATAACAACAAATGCATTATACATAACAGCCCATTTTATAGCAACTTCTGCCGCAACATCTGGTGGTATCTTTCCGAGATATTCCAATACCTGTTCTCTTTCATCAAAATCAATAATGTTAAAAGTGGTGAAGTCTTCAGAATCACCTCGTGAAACGTCAATACCCATAATGTACTTGTGGCCATCAACAGGTTCCTTCCACTGCCATATAGCACCACCCATAAATTTGTTTTCAGGATTTTTGATGTCATTTTCTTTCATCCTTTCAACTACGTCAGACGGGATTACAGAATCACCTGAACCCAAGAAGTTACATTCCAATTCC